TACCGCGCCCCTCATGCCGTCGACCGCGCCGCGGAGGATCTCCGCCGCGATCTTACGACCGAACGCGTAGATGGAAGGCATGCTCTTGATCGCGTTGCCGGCCAGGGTGAACGACTTGTTGATCACCGAGTGCATCGCGGCGTTGAACTTCGCCTGGGTGGCGGGGTTCCTCCACCACGCCTGGAGCTGGCCGAACGCCTCGCCACCGATCTGCTTGATCTTCCCGCCGAGGCCCTGCTTGTTGAAGGTTCGGGCCTGCTTCTCGAGGAACTGGTCCTCGGGCGAGAGGCTCTTGCGGTACCTGGCCCGGTGGGAGGCCGACCAGCCCGCCTGGTTGTCCACGAGGTCCTGCCCCCGGCCAACCGCGCCGGTCCCAGCCAGGACACCCTGGATCATGTTCGCGCCCTGACGGACGTAGGGAGCCACCGAGCTACCCAGGCCGATCTTCAACGTCTCCCAGTACGCCTTGAAGGTCTGCATGGACGCGTCGAGGCTCTTGCCCTGCTCGTCGAAGGCCCGCTTGGTCGCGCCCGTGGCCTGGCCCATGTCCGCCATGGCCTGGTTCACCATCTGGAGGTTGGTCGCGTAGGCCACGATGCGGCGACCTCGGACGTCTCCGAACAGCTTGCCGATCGCGTCGTTTAGCTTGGCCCCGGTGTAGCCCGCGTCCTTCATCTTCTGGATGATGGTCGTGAGGGAACCGACGAAGCCGTGCTTCTGGAGGAACTCGGAACCGAGTCCACCCAGGCCGATCTTCTTTGCGAACGTCTTGCCCTTGGCCGACGGGTTGGCGATCGTCTTGATGACGTCCTGGATGCCGACGCCCACGTCCGCCGTCCTCGCGCCCTGCTGGGTCGCGAAGATGTAGGTGGCCATGAGCTGCTTGAGGGTGTTGTCGCCCTGCTTGCCCCGGCCACCCTTGAACGACACACCCGCCGACCCGATGAACTTACCGATACCGGTCGAGAGAGTGGAGAAGTCGACGCCGACACCCAGGTTGATGGCCTGGAACAGCTGGTCCATGACCTTCTGTGCCTGGCCGCCGGCGCCCTTCTTGTTCGTTCCCATCTTGAGGGCGTTCATGATCTGCACCATGACGCGGGACGAGGAGCCCACGTCCGAGCCGCCAGCCGTGGCGCCCATGGCAGCGGGCTTCAACAGGCGCTTGGCAGAGTTGCCGGACAGACCGGCCTGGACGAGCTCGTAGAGGCCGCCCGCGAGGTCCTGGGGCGTCCGCCTCATCTGGGGAGCGGTCCTCAGCAGGAAGCTGTAGAAGTCCTTGTACGCCTTCTCCGCTTCCTTGAAGGAGTTCTTGAGACCACCCCTGTTGGCACCGGCAATGAGGGACGTCGTCTCCCTCAGCTTCTTGTCAAAGTCCCTAAACGATCTCAGGGATGTGGCAACGAAGGCGCTGACCGCGACGCCGGCTCCGACCACCCCCATTCTCAGGCCGTAGAAGAACGAGCGGACCGTGCCGGAGAGCTGCTGCCCCATGAACCGCATCAGGCGACTGAGGCCCGACTGCATCCTGCCCGTGGTACGTTCAACCACGCGTCCAGACATGGCCGCCTCGGTGGCCATGCGGCGCTGACCCCTCATGAAGCTGGCAACAGCCGGCCCCGAGTGGTCACTACCAAGGATGCGGAATCTAGCGTCGGGCACTTACTTCTTCGACCTCTCCTCGTGCTTTACGGCAAGTGCTGCGAACAGGAAGGCCCGCTCGCCACGCGGGAGCTTGAGTACCTCTGACGGAAACCTGCCCGTCTCCGTGAACACCAGGGCTAGCATCCCGGCTTCCGCGTGGCAGCGGATCAGTCTTTTCCCTGCTCCTCGACGTCCTCGTCGAAGCCGGACAGCTGGAGGATCTTCTCGGCCAGCTGGTCGATCTCGCCCGGGAGGAGGCCCTTCTTCAGGGCATCCTGCGCGTTCATGGCGTTGAACCGCTTCTTGACCTCCTGGGACTCGAAGTTCGGGTTCACGCAGCCGGCCACGCAGACCAGGAAGGAGAGCGTGGCGCCGTCGACGTCCTTCTCCATCCGGCCAGAGCGGCGGTTCCGAACGAACCGGGTCGCCTGCTCCTGGGCCTTGGCGTAGTCGTCGTTGTTGAGGGATCGGATCTCGAACTCGACGCCGAGCCGCTTCGACTTCCATGTCGACTTCTGCGGCCCGATCGGCGCGTTGAGCAGTGCCATCAGCGGGTCGACCGTCTCGGTGATGCCCATCTCCTCACGGAGGGCGGACATCTGTGCCTCGGGGCCGTCGCGCTTCTCGGCGACCTGGGGGTCGATCTGCAGCACCTCGTCCGTGAGGGGCTCGCTGGCCGGCCTGGCCAGCGAGCCCTCCGGAACGATCGTGTGCGCGGTGTCAGGCGGATCCTGAACGGCCGCCTGCTCCTGGTTGTCAGCCATGTCATCTCTCCTTGCGGTGGACTACGGACCGGTCAGCTCTCGGGGACTGCCGGGATCTTGCTCAGGTCCTGCGGCCAGACGTTGGCCGGGCTGGTGGGCGGCTGGGTGGGAGCTTCCGCGTCACCCTCGATGGCGTCGAGCCACCGGATGTTCTGGAAGGTGAACGGGGTGTCCTCCTCGATGATCTGGTTCACTGCCCAGCCGAGGTTGACACCCCACCACTTGCACCGCTCGAGGGCGACTTCCTCCCGCTGCGGGTTGCCGCTCGCGTCCTGCAGCGTCTCGGGGTCGTTGAGAACGCAGCGGACGGTGCCGACCCACTGGGGAGCGCGGTCGTCCCTCATCGGGGCGGCGATCCGACGGGCCATGGTCGACGTGACCTTGAACCCGCGCATCGAGCCCTCGCCGCGGACGGAGGTGTACTTGTACCCCACCCGGCGAGAGCCGCTCATCATGATGTCCTGGCGATCGATCTGGATGGAGATCGAGACCTCCTGGATGTTCGCCATGAACTTGCCCTCGGTGTCGTACAGCTCCCCGAACGAACCGAGGATCGTGTACTCCGGGACCATCTGGTTGGGCATCTGGTGTTCTCCTTCCGGTCTCAGAGGACCTTGCAGCTGAGAAAGACCTTCTCGATGGAGTCGATCGGGGTGTAGCTCACGAGTGCGAAGAACTCGTCCGCGTCGGCCGCGAGGTTGCGGGCGATGTCGGGCTGCACCGTGAAGCCGGCCTCGATGGCTCCTGCCTGACGGAAGACGTCGAGCGCCTCCACGATCATGTTGAGAACGTAGTTCCTGCCGTTGGTGTCGTTGTTGATCTGACCGACCACGAGGCCGTTCAGGTTGTCGTTGAGCGTCTGGGCGACCGCGTCGTTGGCACGGATGAGGCGGATCTTGCGGAAGTCCCGCGTCTTGTCCGTGGTGTACGTGGTCAGGGTGTTGATGCCGGACTCGACCACCGTGCGGTCACCATCGACGGTGATCAGTGTGAGCCCGGACTGCAGGCCCTTCTTGATGTCCGCGTTGACCATGCGGTAGGTCGCGTTGGCCGCCCCGGTGTCCTCCTTGGTAATGGAGCCGGTGAACCCGTTGCGCGCGATCATGCCGGCAACGCGAGCGGCCGTCTGGGCGCCCGAGAGCGAGACGGCCGTCACCTCGTCGACGATGCCCGGGAACACCTGAACGACGCCCTCGTGATTGCCCGTGGAGGCCGAGGTCGCGTTGGTGATCATGGCGCTGAACTCGGTCTGGAAGGACGCCGCGGACATGCCGGCAACCGACTGCCCACCCATGACCGCGATGACCTTGTGGCCCTCGTCCCGGAGCCGAACCACGTACGCCCGGACGGTGGTCTGGATGGAGGTGTTGCTCGTGTCGCCCGGAACGAACAGGTTCCAGTCGTACACCTCCAGGCCAGCCATCGCGAGGCTGTACTCCGTGGTGGTCACGGAGGTGCCGGAGTTGCCGCCGGTCATCAGGGTGCCGGCCACGTTGGCCAGCGTCCGGTCGGCCGCGCCGGTCGTGACACAGGTCACGTAGCGGGAGGCGTTGACACCGGCCGAGTTGCCCATGATCTGGGAGGTCAGCTCGTCGTTGTCCACGACCGTGAAGATCTCGAGCGCGGAGCCGTTCTCGATGATCGAGACGTCCTTCTTGGCCGCGTCGACCGCGTTGACCGCGACCTTGATCGTGAAGGCGTTGGCGCGGGCGCCCTCGTACTTCGCGGTCAGGGTGTTGGCCGGTGCCGCGACGCCGTCGTTCAGGACGAGGGTCGCCTTGGCGACCGTACCCGAGACGCCGATCCGGTAGGCCCGGACCTTCGCCGCCCCGCCCCGGAGTGCCTGGGCGACCAGGAGCGCGGCGTTGCCGCCGGTCCCGAAGGCATCCTGGATGGAGCCCTCGGCCGTGATGTCGGTGACACCGTTCAGCAGGCCCCAGTCGGCCGTCACCGGGATGGCAACGACACCCTGAGCAC